GACAGTCTGTCTTTCTGCCGTCACCGGTGGGTTACTCCAAGGGACAGAGGCCAAGGCCTGCATTCTGGCGCATCGCGATGAACTGACTGACCAAAACCGAACCAAGTTTGCCCGGGTCAATCCCGGACTGACCACCTCGGTTGTGAATGCCCGGGAGAAATCCTGGGCCGGTCAGGCGACGTTTGCGATGGTCCAGACGCTGAGCCGAGAGGCAGCTTTACAACAGCTGCCAACCCTGGACTTGCTCGTTATCGACGAAGGGCATCACGCGGCGGCGCCTACCTATCGTCGCATCATTGATGCTGTCCGGGATCGGAATCCCGATGCCCGGATATTCGGGGTCACCGCGACCCCAAATCGGGGCGATGGGGCCGAATTACGACCGGTGTTTTCCAATGTGGCTGATCAGATCACCCTGGGCGAGTTGATCGCCTCGGGGCATCTGGTGCGGCCGCGCACCTTTGTGATCGATCTTGGCAAGCAGCATGAGCTGCAGTCGGTCCGGCAAACGGCGTCCGATTTTGACATGACCGCTGTGGCGGCCATTCTCAACACTGCTCCTATCAACCAGGACGTGGTCCGGCACTGGCGGGACAAGGCCGAGGGTCGGAAGACAATCGTCTTTTGTTCAACGGTGGCCCATGCCACCGATGTCTGCCAGGCCTTTGTTAACGAGGGCATCGGCGCCGTGCTCATTCATGGCGAATTATCCGAAGGCGAACGTAAATCCCGATTGCAGGAGTACGAACAAGGCAACGCCTTGGTGGTGGTCAATGTCGCCGTCCTGACGGAAGGCTATGACCACCCGCCAACCAGCTGCGTCATCCTGCTGCGCCCGAGCTCCCATGCCTCCACCTTTGTGCAGATGGTTGGTCGGGGCCTTCGGGTCGTGAATCCGGAGGAGCATCCTGGCCTGATCAAGGACGATTGCCTGATCCTCGATTTTGGCACGGCATCGCTGATGCACGGCACGCTGGAGCAGTCCGTCCAGTTGGACGGGAGGGACTTCCAGGGCGAAGCCCCACACAAGGAATGTCCTCAGTGTGAGGGCAGCGTGCCCCTCGGGACGCGGGAATGTCCCCTGTGTGGCTTTGTCTGGGACCGGGTGATCAGTGACGATCCCCTGCCGTTGGACGCCTTCGTAATGACGGAGATTGACCTGCTCAGCAAGTCATCCTTTCTCTGGTGCGATCTCTTTGGTGACGATGGCTCGCTTATGGCCACGGGCTTCAACGCCTGGGCCGGCGTGTTCTATCTCGATGGGCACTGGCATGCGGTAGGGGGTGGCAAGACGTTACCTACCCGGCGTCTGGCCATTGGTGAGCGGATGGTCTGTCTGGCCCAGGCCGATGACTTTCTCAATGCCCACGAAAGCGAAGATGCCGCGCACAAGACCCGGGCCTGGCTCAACCAGCCCGCCACCGAACAGCAGCTCCGCTATCTGCCACCAGAAGCGCGCCAGGATTTTGGGCTGACACGGTATCGCGCGTCGAGTCTGTTGTCCTTCCGCTTCAACCAACCGGCGATTCGCCAGGCGGTGGGACTATGAGTTATCCCCGCTGTTTTCGCTCCCAGAAAGCTTACGACGCCTGGGCCTTCTATGCCGATCGCAGTCAGGTCTCTCCGAACTGGCCCTGTATCGACTGTAGCGAGGCATATCAGGCGCGCATGGTTGCAGCCAGGCGTTGTCAGCATCCCGAAGCCATTCCAGGAAAGCCACGTCCATGCCCTGTGCCATCTGCCGAAGAGCTGCCCGAGGATTCCTCTGGCAAGCCGCTACTGGCCGAGGACAGTCACGCCCCGTGCGGCGTTTCTGCTCTCGACGATGCCAGCTTCTTTATGACCACCACGTTCAACTGCAAGCCCAACGCGCCCGCTGGGGCGAGGAGCATCCCATGATTGATGCCACTGTCACTGAACGGGCCGCCATGGCGGCGGCCCTCCATCCCCTCGGGGAATTTGTCGCTCAAGTCGGATTGGAAAGGCCCCTGGCGGAGTACACCCGCGAACAAATCCTGACCCTGGTGGAAGTGGTGGTGGATGCCTATCACGCCCATCTGGTCGAGGCCGCCGAGCGGGAGGCCACTCTTGAAGCTGAACGACTGCAGCGCCTGGAGCAGCGCCGAACGTCTCCCATCCCCAGAGGAGTGCCATTCTGATGTTGAACTATAACCACGAACCCACGGCTCAGGAGCGCTTCAGTGCCCTGATGGATCAAGCCCTGCAGGCGGCCGAACAGAAAGCACCAAAGCGACAGTATCTCGGTGCCTCGCGACTGGGGGTCGCCTGTTCACGCGCCCTGCAATACGAATATGCCGGCGCCCCGGTGGATCCCGGCAGGGCGTTCTCTGGGCAATTACTGCGCGTCTTTCGCCGCGGGCATCTCATGGAAGATTGCATGATCGACTGGCTTCGCCTGGCTGGTTTTGACCTGCGTACCGAAAAAGCCGATGGCGGTCAATTCGGTTTTTCTCTGCTGGACGGCAAGCTGCAGGGCCATGTCGACGGTGTCATTGTCGGTGGTCCCGAGGGCTACGCCACTCCCTGTCTCTGGGAAAACAAGTGCCTGAACAGCAGATCCTGGCGAGACTTGGAAAAGCACGGCTTGGCCGTCTCTAAGCCAATCTATGCCGCTCAGCTCGCCATCTACCAAGCCTATCTGCACCTGCACGAACACCCGGCACTGTTCACTGCCATCAATGCCGACAACATGGCGATTTATGCCGAGTGGGTGCCGTTTGATGGCGCCCTGGCACAACGGTTATCTGACCGGGCGCTGAACATCATCAGCGCTACCGAGGCCGGGGAACTCCTTCCCCGTGGGTTTACCGAGGCCACGCATGTCGAGTGCCGGTTCTGCAGTTGGCAGGACCGCTGCTGGAGGCAACCGTCATGACTGAATTCCATCACTCAACGACGCACATCGAACCCATGATCAGTGGTCGGGCTGCGGCCGACTCGCTGCAATTGCCGCGCTACTGGTTTTCCAACCCCAAGCTACGCGCCCGTTACCGCATCCCGCATTACCGGCTGGTTGGGCTGGTCCGCTTTCGCCTTTCTGAGCTCATTGCCTGGGCCTCCCAGCGCGCCATTTCAACCTCATCGGAGGAAACCCATGCTGGATTTTAACGACGCCGATCCGCAAGCCGTTCAGCCAACCTCTCTGGATCGTGAGGAGATTCGTACTGTCTTGGTGTCGCGGTTGGAGGTGGTGCTGCCTACGCTGATGCCCTCTGGCACGATCCGGCAGGGGGTGTTTCGCATTGGCGATATCAAAGGGACCCCTGGGGACAGCCTGGAAGTCGTCATCGAAGGCGACAAGGCGGGTCTCTGGACCGATCGCGCGACAAATGAGGGCGGCGATATTTTCGCATTGATCGCCGGATTTTTAGCGCTAAATATCCGGACCGACTTCGATCAAGTGTTGCAGGCAGCGGCCAACCTGCTCGGTCGTGTGCCTGAGCAGAGAACGCGTCCCCGTCAGAAAGCACCGCCCATCGACCATCTCGGACCCGCCACCGGGAAATGGGACTACCTCTCGGCCGATGGTCAATTGCTCGCCGTGGTGTATCGCTATGACCCCCCAGACCAGCGCAAGGAATTTCGCTGTTTGGACGTCAGCACTGGAAAGAAGACACCGCCGACTCCCCGTCCGCTCTTCAACCAGATGGGTCTGGCCTCTATCGAAGAAGGGCAGTCCGTCATTTTGGTTGAGGGTGAAAAGTCAGCCCAAGCGCTGATCGATATCGGTGTGGTCGCCACGACCGCCATGAACGGTGCCCAAGCACCTGTCGAGAAAACTGACTGGTCTCCATTGGCGGGCAAGTCGGTCACCATCTGGCCTGACCGGGATAAACCCGGTTGGGACTATGCCGAAAAAGTTGCCCAGGCCCTCAATAAGGCGGGCGTGACCGATTGCTACATCCTGTATCCGCCGGAATTCAAACCCGAAGGCTGGGATGCGGCTGATGCGATTGCTGACCCTGATTTTGATGTCTGGGGTTTCCTGAGCGTGGGACACCGTTTGCCCGTGCAACGCACGATCGAGATTGAACCGGATGATCTCTTCACCGGGATCAAGTGGTCGATCGAGGACGGTCTAGCTAAAGCCTTTACGCGTCACTACGGAGAGGACTGGCGCTTCTGTGAGTCCTGGGGCAAATGGCTGGTATGGACCGGCGTGCGCTGGAACCCTGATCAAGTGTCCTATGTGAAGCATCTGGTGCGCATGGTTTGCCGCGCCGCCTCCGAGAGGGCGGCCTCACCCAAGCTGGAGGCCCGGTTGGGGAGCTATGCCACGATTGCCGCCGTCGAAAAGGTTCTTCGTATCGACACCAAGCTCACGGCTCAGTCGGATGAATGGGACGCTGACCAATGGGCGCTGAATACGCCCGGTGGCGTGGTGGATTTGTCAAGCGGCGTTTTACAGCCCCACCGCCGTGGTATGTGCATGACCAAGGTGGCAACCGCTACTCCGCGCGGCACCAGTCCTGCCTGGCTGCGTTTCCTGGAACAGGTCACCGGCGGCAAGGCGGAGTTGATGGATTACCTGCAGCGCATGGTTGGCTACTGCCTGACCGGCTCAACCCGAGAGCATGCGCTGTTCTTCCTCTACGGCACCGGCGCGAATGGCAAATCGGTGTTCCTCAACACCCTGGCCACCATCCTCGGGGTCTATGCCACCAATGCCCCCATGGACACGTTCATGGAAACGCGGTCCGAGCGGCATCCCACCGACTTGGCTGGGCTCCGCGGCGCACGACTAGTGTCAGCTCTTGAAACCGAACAAGGCCGGCGCTGGAACGAGGCCAAGGTCAAGGCTATCACCGGCGGCGACAAGATCTCGGCGCGCTTCATGCGCCAGGACTTTTTCCAGTACCAACCTCACTTCAAGCTGGTGATTGCTGGCAACCACAAGCCGTCAATCCGCAACATCGATGAAGCCATGAAGCGTCGGCTGCACATGGTGCCCTTCACGGTAACGATCCCGGAACAGCAGCGTGATCACAACCTCAGCGACAAGTTACTGCATGAGCGTGACGGCATTCTCGCCTGGGCGGTGGAAGGTTGTCTTCTCTGGCAGCAGCACGGCCTAAATCCCCCGGCCCTGGTGGTCTCCGCCACCGCCGAATACTTCGACGAGGAGGACGCCATTGGC